CAGCGCCAGCAGCAACAGCCGCAGCAACAGCAGTACTACCAGCAACCGCAGCAGCCTCAACAGCCTCAGGTCGACGAGCGAGCGCAGAGCTGGGCGGAAAAGAACTCGTGGTTCGGCCAGGACCAAGTCATGACCTATGCCGCCTTCGGTATCCACCGGAAGCTGGTCGAGGAGGAAGGCTTTGACCCGCAGAGCGATGAGTACTATACTGAGGTCGATCGTCGCCTTCGTGCGGAGTTTCCGCACAAGTTCAAGGGCGATCGCAAAATTGGTGGATCACAGGTCGCCCCTGCTGGTTCCTCTGCTTCTCGAAGCACCAAACAGGGGCGCGGCAAGACCGTGAAACTGTCGCCCTCCCAGATCGCGATAGCGCGAAGGCTCAATGTTCCTCTCGAGGAATACGCCAAGTACGTGAAGGACTGAGAACATGACGGAAAACACACGAGCACCACGGTCTACCAAGACGCGGGCTGACAGCGCGCGCCGCAAACCCTGGGCACCGCCCAGTCGCCTTATGGCACCTCCCGCTCCCGATGGCTTCGTGCATCGGTGGGTTCGAGTGGCAATGAGGGGCGAAGAGGATAAGTCGAACGTCTTCTCGCGTATGCAAGAAGGGTACGAGCCTGTTCGCGCCGAAGAATATCCTGACTACCAGGCGCCAACTATCGAGGACGGGAAGTACGCAGGGGTCATCGGAAACGGTGGTCTTATGCTGTGCCGCATTCCTATCGAAACCGTGCAAGAACGATCCGAGTATTTCGGGCTCCGGACCCGCGAACAAATGCAGGCGGTCGATCAGGATCTTATGAGGGCTGAACATCCCTCGATGCCGATTCATTCGGATCGGCAGAGTCGTGTCTCTTTCGGCGGCCGACAAGGCGCCGATTAACTTGATGGAGCTACACCATGGCTAACACCAATGGTTCGTTCGGCCTCCGCCCTGTGGGCAAGGTTGGCCAGAACGCAAACACCGGTGGCCTGACGGAGTATCGCATCGCGTCAGGGAACACGAACAAGATCTATCAGGGCTCGCCCGTCATCCCGCTGTCGACCGGTTTTATCGACATCGTGGGTAACGCAAACGGCGGCACTGTTGGTCTCGTTGGTGTTTTCTGGGGCTGTGAATACGTCTCGTCCACCACTGGCAAGAAAGTCTGGTCGAACACTTGGCCGGGTTCGGGTGCTGACTCGAACTACCCGGTGAAGGCGTTCGTCTATGACGACCCGATGCAAGTCTTCGTGATCGCATCGGACGCCACGCTGACCAACGAAGCAACGGCCCGCGGCCACGTCTTCGCAAACGCCAACTTCTCCACCGCAACCACTGGTGACGACACCACTGGTCTGTCGGCTGGTCGACTGGCTGTCAGCACTGTCGCAACCACCAACACGCTGAACCTGCGTATCATGGGCATCCAAGAGGATCCTGAGAACGCCGACTTCACTGCTGCTGGTATCCCCGTCCTCGTTCGTCTGAACAACCACTTCAACTCGCCGAACGGCGCGATTGCTGGTGGTACTGTTTCGACGACCGGCGTGTAAAGGAGGGCTGAAACATGGCTATCTCTCGCGCTCAACTAGCGAAAGAGCTGGAGCCGGGCCTCAACGCCCTCTTCGGCATGGAGTACACTCGCTACGAGAACCAGCACTCCGAAATCTTCACCACCGAATCCTCGGACCGCGCGTTCGAAGAAGAGGTGATGCTGTCCGGCTTCGGCGCTGCGCCGAACAAGTCGGAAGGCTCGGCCATCTCGTATGATGAGGCCGGTGAAGCCTACACCGCTCGGTACAACCATGAGACCGTGGCACTTGCTTTCTCGATCACCGAGGAAGCCGTCGAAGACAACCTTTACGACCGTCTCGGCAGCCGCTACACCAAGGCGCTCGCGCGCTCCATGGCCCACACCAAGCAGGTGAAAGCCGCTTCCGTCCTGAACAACGCGTTCTCGGCGGTAGGTGGCGACGGCAAGGCTCTCTGTGCCACTGACCACCCGCTCACCTCGGGCGGCACCTTCGCCAACGAGCCCGCCGTGGCTGCTGACCTCAACGAGACCTCGCTTGAGGACGCGCTGATCAGCATCTCCGGCTTCGTTGACGAGCGTGGCATGAAGGTCGCACTGCGCGGCATGAAGCTGATCATCCCGCGCCAGCTGCAGTTCGTGGCGGAACGTCTGATGGTTTCCAACCTCCGGGTCGGCACTGCAGACAACGACACGAACGCGATCCGCTCCATGGGCCTCCTGCCTGACGGGTACACTGTGAATGACTTCCTCACGGACCCCGACGCCTGGTTCATCAAGACGGACGCGCCTCGTGGCTTCCTGCACTTCGAGCGGGTGAAACTCGCCACTGGGATGGAAGCTGACTTCGACACCGGCAACATGCGCTTCAAGGCGCGTGAGCGCTACTCCTTTGGTTACAGCGATCCTCGCGCGGTCTTCGGCTCGCCGGGCGCATAAGCCAACAAGAACAAGGGCTTAGTGCTCCTCCCTTCTGAGCCCTTGGGCCCCCGCTTCGGCGGGGGCCTTTTGTTTGGTGGGGACAGCAGCGGCAAGAAGCGTTGGGTGTGGACGCAACCGCAGTAACCTGCTAACCTCTTGCACAGGCAAAATCAGAGCCGTGCAGACAGCCCGCCTAGCTGACGTTGCACAGACTGTACGGCAAACCCTTGTGCAAGAGGTACGTACCTATGACCACCACTTTCTCCGGCCCGGTTGTTTCGAACAACGGCTTCACTGGCGACGTCACTGGCGACGTCACCGGCGCTATCAAAGTTCCCACCTACACTGTTGCGACCGCCCCGTCGGCTTCGACCGCTGGCGCAGGCACCGTCATCTACGTCTCCGACGGCGCTGCTGGCTCCGCCATTCTCGCGTTCTCGGACGGTACCAACTGGAAGCGTTCGGACACTGGCGCCACCATCGCAGCATCGTGAGGTGACCCATGACCATCAAGTGGGAACCCGCCTCTGAAGAAGAGCTGGCTGCGCGCAAGCCCGCGCCCAAGAAGCCTGCGAAGAAGAAGGATGCTGAGTGATGGCCGGATCGGACGTAAGCGCAAAGCGCGTAACTGGAACCGGCTCTCTTGCCATTGGCCCTGCTCGTATTCGCCAGATCCAAGTACTGACGGGCGCGGGGGCGGGGCGGCTGACCATCACAGATGGCGACGGCGGCGCAACCATCCTCGACATCGACTTCCTGGCGTCGGACTCACACTCCGTGAACATCCCAGAAAGCGGCATCAGGGCAACATCGGACATCTTCGTCAGTGTTGCCACGAACGTGTCCGCCCTGACGGTGTTCTACAGCTGAGGGGTTACGCATGTCGTGGTCTGAGAGGCTGGAAGAGGCGCAGGGAAGCATGGTGGCAGCGGCCGCGGCAGCTGTGGTGTCCGGGTTCATCTGGCTCGTTCGTCGGATTCTGACAAACCAGAAGCAGATCGAACTGCTGCAGCGTGAGATCGAGATGAGGGATGAGCGTCGGCGAGATGACCGCAAGTTCATCGAAAGCTCGTTTGACGACGTAAAGTCCGGTATGAACGAGATGCGTGAGGACATCCGGACGCTGTTCAACCGAAAGGACTGACAATGTCGATCGAGTACCGAGGCGAGCGCTTCAGCGGCTACAACAAGCCCAAGCGGACTCCGGGCAAGAACAAGAAGTTCGCGGTGCTCGCTAAGGAGGGCGACACGGTCCGGCTGATCCGCTTCGGGGACCCGAACATGTCGATCAAGAAGGATCAACCCGGCCGCAGGAAATCCTTTCGCGCACGTCACCGCTGCGACACGGATCCACCTGACAAGCTGACGGCTCGATATTGGTCCTGTCGGAAGTGGTGAAATGATATGAACCGTGGTAGCATGCGTCGACAGATCGAGGAGGCTCCAATGGCCAAGCGCCCCGGACTTTGGGACAATATCCGCGCCAAGCGCAAGCGTATCGAGCAGGGTTCTGGGGAGCGTATGCGCAGCCCCGGCGAAAAGGGCGCGCCCACTGACGAGGCGCTAGAGCGCTCTGCCCGTAAGAAATACCGCAATGGCGGCTGCGTGATGGCGGGTCGTGGTGGCCGGTACAAGGGTACGATGTGATGACGACCTCTGGATCGAGAGACTTTAGCCTGGACGTAGCGGAGATCATCGAGGAGGCGTACGAGCGCTGCGGCCTCGAGATGCGCACCGGCTACGACACCAAGACCGCGCGGCGTTCCCTGAACCTGATGTTTTCGGAGTGGACCAACCGCGGCCTGAACCTGTGGACTGTGGCCCAAGGCACGATCACAACCACGGCAGGAACCGCGGCGTACACGCTTGACGCCTCGGCCGCAGACATCTTGGAGGTGGTCCTCCGCCGCGATGGTACGGACTATGAGCTCGAGCGGATCAGCCGCGGCGACTATCTCTACATGCCGAACAAGTCAGACCGCGGCCGCCCCAGCCAGTTCTACTATGACCGACAGATCGAGCCTGTCTTGACCCTGTGGCAGACCCCAGAGAACTCGACGGACCAGGTCGTCTACTACTACGTGCAGCGCATCCAAGACGCGGACAGCCTGACCAACACCGCAGACATGCCGTACCGGTTCCTGCCATGCATGGTTTCAGGTCTTGCCTACTACCTGTCTGTGAAGCGCGCCCCCGAGCGAGTGGGGCTGCTCAAGCAGATCTACGAGGAAGAGTTCACCCGCGCCGCTGAAGAGGACGAGGCCCGAGTACCGCTGTCCTTGACGCCCGCCGCGTCGTACCGGAGGGTCTGATGGGTTTTGCTTCTGGCAAGGACGCGTACGGCATCTCTGATCGGTCCGGGTTTCGGTACCGGCTGCGGGACATGCGCAAGGAGTGGACTGGGGCTTTGGTCGGCAAAGACGAGTTCGAGCCCAAGCATCCGCAGCTGACGCCGCGTCGACACAAACCTGATCCGCAGGCGTTGAAGGATCCGCGGCCAGATCGGAAAGAACCCGTTGTCGTGTACGTCGGCATCCGCGGCGTTGAAACCTGGAACAACCCCTATGTCGTAGGTTTTACGAAGGTGGGGCATGTGGAGGTCAGTACATCATGACCATGACCTATGGAGAGTTGAAGCAGGCCGTACAAGATTTTGTACAGAGCAGCGAGAGCAGCCTGGTCTCCAACCTGCCCTTGTTCATCCGGATGACGGAAGAGCGGATCCTGAAGAGCGTTCGCCTGAACCTCTTCCAGAAAAACGCCACTGCGTCGACTTCGTCCGGGAACAAGTACCTGGCCTTGCCTACCGACTTCCTGTCTCCGATCTCCCTGAGTCTGACGATCGGCGGGGAGCAGGACTTCCTGCTTTTCAAGAACGCGGATCTTGTTCAGGAGTACATCCGCGACTCTGACAGTGGTCAGCCCCGCTACTTCGGCCAGTACGACGTAGACAACATTATCTTGGCGCCCATTCCGGATGCTGCCTACGACGTTGAACTGCACTACATGTATCGCCCGGCTAGCCTGACTGCGGGCGCCGACGACGGGACCACTTGGCTAAGTGAGAACGCCGAAGTGGCGTTGCTTTACGGAACCATCGTGGAGGCCTATACTTACCTGAAGGGTGATCAGGACCTGATGGTGCTGTACACTCAACGCTTCACTGAGGCCCTGAGCCGACTCAAGAACCTGGGCGAAGCGCTGGAGCCGACGGACGAGTACCGGATCGGCAAGCTCATGCGGCCCAAGACGTAAGGAAACCTGACAGATGGCCATCACCCAAGCAATGTGCACCAGCTTCAAATCTGAAGCCCTGCAGGGCGTGCACGACTTCACGACCGACACTTTCAAGATTGCGCTTTACACCAGCAGCGCCACCTTGAGCGCAGCGACCACCGCCTACTCCGCTACCAACGAGGTCAGCGGGACCGGCTACACAGCTGGCGGTGAAACCCTTACCGTGACCGGCGGTTCGGTGAGCACGAGCGGGACGACTGCTTACGTGGACTTCTCTGACGTGACGTGGTCCACCGCGACGATCACAGCACGCGGTGCATTGATCTATAACTCCTCGCAGGCCAACAAGGCCGTTGCGGTTCTGGACTTCGGCTCTGACAAGACCTCCACGGCTGGCGACTTCGTGATCACCATGCCCACGGCGGATGCGTCGAACGCCATCATTCGGATCGAGTAAACCATGGTGAAGCTTGTCAACCGCGTGAAGGTGGCCACGGCCACCACGGGCACCGGAACGGTGACGCTCGGAGCCGCGCAGACGGGCTACCAGACCTTTGCTGCTGGCGGCGTGTCGGGCGGCGACACGGTCCGCTACGTCATTGAGGACGGCAGCGCTTGGGAGATCGGCTCCGGCGTCTACTCGGCGAGCGGGCCGACGATGACGCGCTCGCTTGAAGAGAGCAGCACGGGGTCGCTTCTGAACCTGACCGGCTCTGCGGTTGTGTTTGTGAGCGCCGCTGCGGCGGATTTTGCCAAGTCGGCGGATGGCGGCTTCGCCAACTCGACCTATACGGCTGAACAAACTATTGACGGGGGATCGGCATAATGGCTGACCGTATTCAAGTTCGCCGGGACACGGCTGCCAACTGGACCAGCGCGGACCCCACGCTTGCGCAGGGCGAGATCGGTTACGAGACCGACACTGATAAGGTGAAGATCGGAGACGGCTCTACGGCGTGGACGAGTTTGGGTTACGTCATCGACACCGGCGACTACCTGTTGTCTTCGGACATCGGATCGACTGTCCAAGCATATTCATCCGTCCTCCAGAACACGACGGCATCGTTCACGACGGCAGATGGGACCAAGCTGGACGGTATTGAGGCCGGCGCCGACGTTACCGACACGGCCAACGTCACGGCGGCCGGGGCGCTGATGGACAGCGAACTGGCGAACATCACAGCTGTGAAGGCTCTCGATCAAGGCGTGGCGACGACGGATAGCCCGTCCTTCGCTGGTCTCACAACAACCGGGGACGTGTCATTTGGCGACAACGACAAGGCCATCTTCGGCGCTGGGTCTGACCTACAGATTTATCATGATGGGTCAGAGAGCTACATCAAAGACGCTGGAACTGGCTCTCTTTACATCGACAGCGACGGAGCGGGTGTGGCGCTAAGAGGCGTTGGTGGCACGTATATGATCACTGCTTTGAGCGGAGGCTCTGTTTATCTATCCCACAACGAAGACGTTAAACTTCAGACGCTTAACACAGGCGTAGAGGTCACCGGTACTATCACCAGCGATGGGCTGACTGTAGACACCAGCACGCTCCATGTGGACAGCACCAACAACAGGGTCGGTATTGGGACGAGCAGTCCAACAAATGCTCTTGATGTGAGAGCATCAGGCTCCGGCATTGCCAGTTTAGTGTCAACAGGTGCCACCGGTTCATCTCTTTACTTCTCAGATACTAATTCAACAAACGCGTTTTCCCAGTCTATTGGGTCTGTGGGCGATAATATTAGAGTTAGTACTAGTAACACAGAGCGCCTACGCGTCGACAGCGGCGGCAACGTCGGCATCGGCACGAGCAGCCCGAGCACGCTGCTCCATGTCAATGGCGACACGACGCTTGGTGGTGGGGTCACCGAAACCGTCTACGCCCTCAGCGGCACGACGCCAGCGCTCGACCCTTCCAACGGGACGGTGCAGACATGGACTCTGACGGGCAACTCGACGCCCACGGACAGCCTGTCTGCCGGCGAAGCTATCACGCTGATGGTCGACGACGGGACGGCTTACACGATCACATGGCCAACGATGACATGGGTCAACAACGGCGGCTCTGCCCCCACGCTTGCCACGACGGGCTACACGGTCATCGCTCTGTGGAAGGTCTCGACCACGCTGTACGGCGCTCTGGTGGGGGATGGTAGCTGATGCTGTGGTCTAAGGCGGCAGGGGCTGGTGGGACGCTTGGCGTGGGTCCTGTGACGGACGGGCTGGTTCTTTATTTAGATGCGGCTAATCCAGATAGTTATCCCGGGTCAGGGGATACATGGTTTGACCTGAGCCCCAGCGGCATAAACCTTGGTATGGTCGGAACCCCTAGCTGGAACAGCTCGGGATACTTTAGCACAGGTTCCGGAAGTTACTTCCAAGAAACAAACGCCGATTGGAGTTTAAGCATCCCTACTGGCGATGCCCCAAGAACCGTCTGTGCGGTGGCATCCCGAAGTCCGGGCTCAGTGTTGGAGCACATTGTGCATTACGGCCAAGATGTCACAAACGCGGCGTATGCTTTGGCAGTTAGAACGACCACCGCTCGCCTATCGGACCACCGGTGGGTGGGAGAAAATCTGGGTCCTGTTGTCCCCACTGGGGAGAACATGTTCGTGAGCACGAGATACCACACCACGACATATCCCGGCGCAAGGTTTCAGCTAAATGACACCTTCTCCACTTCTACGGACGCCACCTCAAACTTAAATACGGGAACGGATGATTTTCACGTTGGCGCAAGGGTGAATGGGCCAGGGTCCCCTGCGGAGGAATGGTACGGTACTATTGGGGCTGTGCTAATATATGATAGAGCACTAACCGACGAAGAGCTGCTGCAAAATTATGCCTACTTTCAGAACAGACTAGGCTAATCTAAGACAACAGGAGACCACCTTGCCCTACCTCAAACTCACAAACGGCGTGCCCGAGACTTACTCAATCGGGAAACTGCGCCGTGACAACCCCAACGTCAGCTTTCCGAAGCAGCCCAGCGATGCACTGCTGGCCGACTGGGACGTGTATCCCTACACAGTTCTGCCGCAGCCGACCTATGACGCGCTCGTGCAGAAGATCATCGCCG